TGGTGATCAATGTCGAGCCAGGTGACGGCCCGGTTCATCCGGAGGATCTGTGAGTTACGCCAGTGCGGAACATGACCGCATGATCGCCGCCATGCTGATGCCTTGCGTGGTGGTCGGCGTGGATCTGCCGGCGGCGATGGTCCGTGTGTCCAATGGCGAATGGACCAGCGCCTGGGTGCGCTGGCACAGCCTCGCGGCCGGCAAGGCGCGACACTGGCGCGCGCCGAGCCTGGGCGAGCAAGGCGTGTTGTTCAACCCCAGCGGGCAGGCGGCCATGGGCACCTTTATCCCGGGTCTGTATGGCAATGCCGGGGCCCAGCCGGACAACCGCGATCATGTCGAGGTCTGGCGCTTTGATGATGGGGGCTCGCTGATTTACGACTGGCAGGCCAAGACCTACACCATCACGTTGCCCACCGGAACGGTAACGATCAAGGTGGGCAGTACCGAAGTCACCGTGACGGATAACGCCGTGACGGTCAAGGTCGGCGGCACCGAGGCCGCACTGACTCCCGATTCTATGACGGTCAAATCGGCCGCGATCAAGTTGGTTGCAGCGGTGGAGATCGACGGCACGTTACACGTAACGCAGGACATCACCGGTGGTGCCTCGATCCTCGCTGCAGGATCCAGCGACAACCATCACACGCACTAATCAACAACCCATCCAGCCCGCCCAGTGCGGGTTTTTTATGCCTGGAGAAAACATGGCCAAGACCACCGAACAGCCTGCCGCCGATCAGTCGCCGGCGGATCTGCTGCTGACCTTTCGCGACAAGGTGTACACGTCGCGCACCCTGATCATTCCTGGCAGCGATCGCACGCTGTCGGTGGCCAAGGGGCGTGTCGAGGTGTCCGTTTCCGATGAGCAGGCCGTCGCGTACCTGAAGGTCCACCCCGAGCTTGAGCCGCTGAAGGAGTGATGTAGATGATCGGAATGGATCGCCACACCGGCCAGCCCATTTCCGGCATCGAGCATCTGCGCCAGTCCATGGGCGATGTCCTGGGCACGCCGCTGGGCAGCCGCCGACACCGGCCGGAGTACGGCAGCAAGGTCCGCTCCTACGTGGACTTGCCCGTCAATGAGGGTTGGAAAAGCTCCGTGCAAGCGGAAGCCATCCGCGCCCTGGAGCGCTGGGAGCCGCGGCTGAAACTGGAGCGCGTGCGCGTGCTGTCGGTGCTGGGCGGGCAAATCAATCTGAGCATTGCCGGCGACTACCTCGGTGACAGCTTTCTTGTGGAGGTCAGCGTATGAGTCTGCTGGATCTGTCGGCCTTGCCGGCACCGGATGTGCTGGAGCCTCTGGACTTTGAGGCAACCTATGAGGAAGGGCTGGGCGTCTTTCGCGGCTACATGGGGAGCAACTGGACCGCGACGCTGGAAAGCGACCCGGTCACCAAAGTGATCGAGGTCGGGGCTTACATCAAGGTCGGGAACCGCGCCCGGGTCAACGACGGCGCCAAGGCGCTGTTACTGGCCCATGCCATTGGCAGCGACCTCGACCAGTTGGGAGCTAATTACAATCTGAAGCGCCTGGTGATTCAGGCCGAGGATCTGACAGCGGTGCCGCCGGTACCGGAAATCAAGGAAAAGGACGACCCGTTTCGCGAGCGCATCCAGTTGGCTTTTGAGGGGCTGACCACGGCCGGCCCGCGTAACAGCTACATCTTGCATTCGCGCAATGCGTCGGGGCTGGTGGCGGATGCCACGGCGGAAAGCCCGGCGCCGTGCTGCGTTACGGTAACGGTGCTGAGTTCGGAAGGGGAAGGCGAGGCCGGCCCTGAGCTGCTGGCTGTCGTGGACACGGCACTGAATGATGAAGATGTGCGGCCGCTGACCGACTGGGTGACGGTGCAGAGCGCGGAGATTATCCGTTACCGCATCGATGCCATTTTGCACATGAGCAGCGCCGGGCCTGAAGGGGATGCCAGTTTGGCCGAGGCCATCAAGCGACTGGCGGCCTGGATCAACCCGCGCAAGCGATTGGGAGTTGAAGTGGCGCGCTCGGCGATTGACGCTCAGTTGCACGTTGCCGGCGTTTCCCGGGTCGAGTTGCCCGGCTGGGTCGACCTGGCTCCGACCAAGGCGCAGGCGGCCTGGTGCTTCGACTATAGCGTGACGATGGCGGGGGCGACATGAGGAGTCTGCTGCCCAGCAATAGCACGCAACTGGAGCGCGCCCTGGAGGCGACGTTTTACGAGCGCACGATTGTCCCGCTACGCACGCTCTACAACGCCGATACCTGCCCGGTGCATCTGCTGCCCCATCTGGCATGGGCGTGGTCAGTCGATCGCTGGGATTACCGGTGGCCTGAAGCGACCAAGCGCGCCGCGATCAAGGCCTCGTTCTACATCCATGCGCACAAGGGGACCATCGGCGCCTTGCGTCGGGTGGTCGAGCCCTTGGGCTACCTGATCGAAATCGTCGAGTGGTTCAACACGGTGCCCAAGGGCGTGCCGGGCACCTTCGCGCTGAAGGTCGGCGTGCTGGATACCGGGATCACCGAGGAAATGTATCAGGAGCTGGAGCGCCTGATCGACGATGCCAAGCCCGTGACCCGGCACCTGACCGGGCTGGCGATCAGCCTCGAAACCCAAGGCAATCTGAACATCAGTGTCGCCCTGTACGAAGGCGACGAAATCGACGTTTACCCGCCGGTGATGCGTGACATCGAGGTCACGGGTCGCTTCGGCGTGGTGGGGCGCGAACACTCCATAGACACCCTGGACGTTTACCATGATTGATGCGAATTCCCAGTTTTTCGCCATCCTCACGAACGTGGGAATGGCCAAGCAGGCTAACGCCGACGCGCTCGGCATTCCCTGGAAGATCACCGAAATGGGCGTGGGCGATGCCAACAACACCGACCCGATCCCCAATGCCTCGCAAACCACGCTGATCAACGAATGGCGGCGCCGGCCGCTGAATCAGCTCAAGATCGACCCGATCAACCCGGCGGTGCTGATCGCTGAGCAGATTATCCCGGCGGATGAAGGCGGCAAGTGGATTCGCGAAATCGGTCTGTACGATGCGGACGGGGATCTGGTGGCGGTGGCCAACTGTGCGCCGAGCTTCAAGCCGATCCTGTCGCAAGGCTCGGGTCGCACGCAAATCGTGCGAATGAACTTCATCGTCACCAGCACCGGCAACATCACGCTCAAGATCGATCCGGCGATTGTGCTGGCCTCACGCGCCTACGTCGACGCGGCCATTCTGGAGGTGCTGCCGAAGAACAGGACGCCCGGCGAATGGACCCGGGTCAAGACCAACGATCGGGGAATCGTGGTGTCGGGGGATAACCCTGAGACGCTGGCCGGGATGGGCATCAAGGACAGTTACACCAAGGCTGAAATCGAGGCGATGATTTCGCAGGCCTCGGCGCTGCCGGTCGGCGCTTCGGTGTGGTTTCCAGTGAACAAAGTCCCGCCCGGGTTTCTGGAGATTGATGGCAGCGTCAAGAGTATTGCGGCCTATCCGGATCTGGCGGCGTTTTTGGGGACTGACTTCAACCGAGGCGATGAGGGCGCCGGTAACTTCCGCCTGCCGGAGTCGCGCGGTGAGTTTCTACGTGGTTGGGATCATGGGCGGGGTGTCGACGTAGGTCGAGCGATTGGCAGTTGGCAGGCCGATGACAACAAGGCTCACAGTCATACGACCAACTACGATGAGGTCGTCGATACATTTCAGTCAGGCACGGTTTCGCGCCTGTATGTTCAGCAATTCGGCTCAAACAATAACGTCGCGACCAATTCTTCAGGCGGTGCTGAGGCTCGCCCACGCAACTTAGCGGTAATGTGGTGCATCAAGGCCTGGAACGCACCGATCAATCAGGGAAACATTGATATCGCTGCGCTGGCCGCCCTTGCCGCTCAAGCGACCGAGCTGAATCAAGGCACGGCGAAAATCGCGACGCAGCCGCTTGTCGATGCAGGTATGGACGATACAACGATTGTTACCCCCAAGAAGCTGCGATTCGGCTTTTCGATCAGCCTCGGCACCAATGGCTATATTGCGTTGCCGAGCTGGCTAGGCGGTTTTATTTTTCAGTGGGGATCATCGGCTTCAATCGCAAGCGGCGCCGGGCTTTCTGTTTCGCTTCCCATTGCATTTCCTACTGCAATTCTGAATGCCTTCGTCTCAGCAAATGCCGTTTCGGGTATCGGGACGGCATTTTGCGGGGGCGTGAATGCGGCCAGCAAAACAGCCATCAGTATTTATCATTATTCCGCTGGCGGTGGCGCTGCTAACTATCGCTGGTTGGCTGTAGGCCACTGAGGTTATGTCTATGAAGTATGCAGTATTTAACGAAGATGCGACCCTGATGACCTGTCTGGTCGAGGGGATTCATGAAATCCCCAACTCAGCCGTTGCACTTGATGCTGATCTATTTCTAAAGATCACCCAAGAAACGGATGGGGTATGGATGCTCGGCGCAGATGGCGAAATCACCAAGCACCCGAGTCCGCTGGTGGCACCGGACTACCCTGCAATGATTGCCAGCGAGCGCTACAAGCGCGAAGGCGTGGGCATCATCGTTGATGGCTCGCTCATCGACACCACCCGGGATGGCCAGGCTTTGATTGCGGGGGCGGCAGTGTCGGCGATTCTCGATCCGAACTACCGGTGCAACTGGAAGACCTCTGCCGGCTTTGTCGAACTGAATGCCTCGCAACTGGTCACCATCGCGACGGCGGTGCGGGAGCATGTACAGGCCTGCTTTGATCGCGAGCTGGCGTTGTTGCGGGCGATCGAAGCGGGCGAGTACAGCGACGACATGCTGACCCAAGGCTGGCCGGATTCCCTGCCGCCGCCGGAGCCCGAACCGGCTCCCGCAGAACCCCAATAAACGCCCCGCACTGACGGGGCGTTTTCTTTTCCGTTACGCGTAACACGAACATCCCTCACAGCCTCGCTTATGCGGGGCTTTCTGGTTTCTGGAGATTGCCTTATGAGTTTCTTTCACGGCGTTACGACCACGCTGCTCGACACCGGAACGCGGACTATTTCGCTGCCGTCGTCGTCGATCATCGGTCTGTGCGACACCTTCACCCCGGGCATCCTCGGCGGTGGCACGGCCAAGGCCGGCGAGCTGAAGTTGATTACCTCCGAGCGCGAAGCCATCGCGGCGTTTGGCGCAGGCTCGGCCATTGCCAGGGCGGCGGCTGCGATCTATGTGCGGGCCAAGGCGGTCATTGTCGCTGTCGGCATGCCCAAGCTCGAAGACGCCGCGCTGCAAACATCCGCCATCATCGGTGGCGTTCTTGCCGATGGTCAGCGTACCGGCCTTCAGGCGCTGCTGGACGGCAAGAGCAAGCACAACGCCCAGCCCAAACTGTTGATTGCCCCGGGGCATTCAGCGACGCAAGCCGTGGCCACCGCCATGGATGCCCTGGCCGGTAAGTTGCGCGCGATCGCCATCATCGACGGGCCGAACACCACCGATGAGGCGGCCATGGCCTACGCCTTGAACTTTGGCAGTAAGCGGCTGTTTCTGGTCGATCCAGGTGTGCAGTTTTGGGACACGGTCGAGAGCGCGACGGTCGATGCGCCGGGTTCGGCGTGGACAGCGGGTCTGTTTGCCTGGACCGATGCCGAGTACGGCTACTGGGCGTCGCCCTCGAACAAGGAATTTGTCGGCATCACCGGCACGAGCCGTCCGGTCGAGTACCTGGACGGCGACGCCACCTGCCGGGCCAACCTGCTCAACAACGCGAATATCACCACGATCATTCGTGACGGCGGTTTCCGTTTGTGGGGCAACCGCACGCTGTCAAGCGATCCGAAATGGGCATTCATCACCCGCGTGCGCACTTGCGACATCCTCATGGATGCGGTGCAGGCAGGGCACAAGTGGGCGGTCGACCGCTCGATCACCAAGACCTATGTCAAGGACGTCACCGAAGGCCTTCAGGCGTTCATGCGCGACGAGAAGAACCGGGGCGCGGTGATCAATTTCGAAGTCTATGCGGACGACGAAATGAGCACGGCCAGCCAAATCATGCAGGGCAAAGTCTACTGGCGCATCCGTTTCACCGACGTGCCGCCGGCGGAAAACCCGAATTTCCTCTTCGAAGTCACCGATCAATGGGCGACCGAAGTTCTTGAAGCAGCCTAAGGGGGCCGTTCGATGATTCCTCAAGTTCTCTCCAACTGTAATGCGTTCGTCGACGGCGTCAGTTTCGCCGGCGACGTGCCGACCCTGTCGCTGCCCAAGCTGACCCAAAAGACCGACGACTATCAGGGCGGCGGCATGTTGTCTCCGGTCGAAATCGCCATGGGCCTGGAAAAGCTGGAAGCGGCGTTTACCACCAACGGCGTGCGCCGCGAGGCGCTGAAGTACTTCGGCCTGGCCGATCAGACCGCCTGCAACATCGTGTTCCGCGGTGCCTTCAAGGGCCTGCGGGGCGTGGTCACGCCGGTCATTGTGACCATGCGCGGCGGCATCAAAGAGGTCGACATGGGCGACTGGAAACCGGCCGACAAGGCTGAAATCAAACACGCGGTCAAACTGGTCTACTACAAGCTGGAGATCGACGGCCGGGTCATGTACGAAATCGACCCGCTCAACATGGTGATGGTGGTCGACGGTGTCGACCAAGCTGCCGCCGAACGCTCGGCCCTCGGCCTCTAAGGACAAAAGCACATGACTCAAGTAACCCAAGACCAAGAACTGCCGAGCTGGCTGAAGCTGAGCGATGAGGGCGTTACCGTAACGCTCAAATACAAGACCCTGATCAGCGGTGTCCTGACCGACAAGTTGATGATGCGTGCACCCAGCGTCATGGATTGGCGCGCCTCAAAGGTGGCGGGCAATGGCGACTATGAAAAACAGGAGTTGTCGCTGTTTAGCAGCTTGCTGGGGCTCACTGAGGCGGAATTGTTGAGCCTGAAATACAAGGACTATCAGCGCCTATCGGCGGGCTATTTTCGCCTGGTCGAAGAAGACGACGTTTAACGCGATCACTCTCAAAATGGCGGCCCAACGCTTGGCGAAAGAGACCGGTTTCTCTGCTGCCGAGATTGCGGCCATGCCCTTTGATGAGATGGTTTGGTGGCTCACGGATTGAGCCGCCCTTGATCTACCCGACGTATAGGGCAAGTACATGGCGAACAAACTCGCGCTCGGCCTGGTCATTGGCGGGGCGGTCAGCTCTACCGTGGGTTCAGCGTTCAAGGATGTCACCAGTCGCATCAAGCGCCTGGAGGCCGAAGGCAAAAAAGCCCGGGTGCTGGAAAAGACCATTGGCGACACCATGCGGTTGCGCGATGAATGGCGCAAGGCACACATGGCGGGCGAGAAGGGTGCCGGTGCGCTGCTGAAACAGCTGGAAAGCAATCTCAGCAGCCTGAAGAAGCAAGGCGTTGAAGTCCGCAATCTGGCGAAGGCCTACAACACCATGGGGCAGATGGCGGCCAAGGCCGAGCTGAAAGCCAAAGGTCACCATCAGCTCGATGAGGGCAAGCAGCGGCTGAGAAGCAGTGTCGGCCAAGCGGTCGCCGGCACGGCCGCGCTGGCGCTCCCAGCGAAGATCAGTGCGGACTATGGTGCGATCATTCGTGACATTGCGATCAAGTCGAACATTGCCAACAAGCCCGAAGAAGCGAAGTTATCCCGGACGGTGATCGACACGTCTCGCGACACCGGCATGGCGCGCAATCAGGTGGCCGAGGTGGTCAACGCGCTGGTGGGGGCCGGCATGGAGCTGGACAAGGCCCTGCAATATGCCCCGACGGCGGCCAAGTTCGCCGTGGGCCAAGGCTCGGATGGCGGCGAAACGGCGCGCATGATCAACGCCCTGGGGCAGAACGCCAAAATCACCGATCCGGCCATGATGCAAAAGGCGCTGGAGGCGATCGCCTACCAAGGGCAGGCGGGCAGCTTCGAGGCGGCCGACATGGCGCGCTGGTTCCCTGAGCTGCTGGCAGGCATGGGCAAGCTGGGCATCACCGGGATGGATTCGGTCACGCAACTGGGCGCCATGCTTCAGGTGCAAATGAAGACCGCCGGCGGCTCGGATGAGGCGGCGAACAACCTCAAGAACTGGATGGAAAAGATCGGTTCGGGTGACACGGTCGAGGCCTACAAAAAGGCCGGGATCGATTATCAGGGCTCGATGAACACCGGCCTGCAGAATGGCAAGTCCACGCTGGAATCCAGCTTTGAGCTGGCCCAGAAGTACATTGCGGCGACCGATCCGAAGAAGGCGGCCGCCATGGCGGAAGCCACGGCCAAGATCAGCAAGGAGACCGATCCGGAAAAAGCCAAGGCCATGATTGCCTCCCTGGAGCAAGCCTTGCGCACCGGCGACCTGTTCGCCGACATGCAGGTCAAGGGCGCCTTGACCGCGTACATGCAGAACAAGGATCTGTATGCGAAGTTGAAAAGCGAGTCGGCCAGCGCCACGGGGATTCTGGACAAGAACCTGGAGGAACGCCGGCAGTCGTCCGCGCAGAAACAGGCGGAAATGGTCCAGGGCATCGACGACGCCATGCGTGGCATCGGCGATGCCTTTCGGCCGGTGACTGACGCAGTGGTCGACGGGGTGACCTCTGTCACGCAAGGCCTCGCCAAACTGTCCGATGAGTCGCCCCGGCTGGTGACGGGCATCGGTGCGGCCGTCGCGGCCGTGATCGGCCTTCAGGCCGCCATGAGCAGCTTCAAGATTGCCAAGGGCCTGATGAACATCGGGCGCGGCTCGCTGATGGGCAATCCCAACATCCCGCAAAAGGTGATCGTCACCAATATGCCGGCCGGTGGTGCCGGCGGGCTGGATGGCGGCGACCTCGATGCCGGTGGCGAAGGCAAAAAGGGCAAAAAAAGCAGGGCGGGCGGCAAGGGCGGCGGCGCGCGTGGTGGGGGTGGTGTCGGTGCTGTTGTCAAAGGGGCGGCGGTGCTCGCGGTCGCTGAGGCCGGTTACAAGGCCTATGACACCTATCAGAACGCCGAGACGCAGGACGAGAAGGCCGAGGGCTACGGCGCAGCGGCGGGCGGGTTGGCGGGCACGCTGACCGGTGCCGCCGCTGGTGCGGCGATCGGTACGGCGGTGTTGCCGGTGATTGGCACCTTTGTTGGCGGGTTGATTGGGGGGTATCTCGGCAGCCAGGGCGGTGACGCGCTGGGTGGTGCGATCGGCAAGTCGGTGTTTGGCACGCCCGACGAACTGAAGCGGATGCCGGCCGCCGGGCCGCTGATGATGAGCAATGCCGGCAAGGACATCCCGCCGGTGATGGGCGACATTGCCAAGTCGTTCGCGGCGCCAGTGGCCGGGTCGCTGGTGATGGCCCGTGCCGGTGCGCCGGTGATGCCGGCCGCCGCTGTGCCCGCACGCGCTGCCACCGCTGCCGAAACGCAGCCCGGTGATGCCGCGCGCTCGATGATGTTGCCGCCGGCCAGCGCTGATGCCGGGGCGGGGCCGCTGGCCAAGGTCCTGGCGCCGGCCGCGAGGCCGGAACCCGCCAAGATCGAATCCAAGGTGGACATTCAGGCGCCGTTTTCGTTGGTGGTCAATGGTGACGTCAAGGACGCGGCGCAGCTGTACGGTCAGCTCAAGCCGTTGCTCGATCAGCACTATCGCGACATGGCCAAGCAAATGGGGAGCGCTCAGCTCTTTGACGCGCCGCACGTTTAATCAGGAGGGCTCATGGAAGCATTGGGGCAATTACAGTCGGGGCTGAAGTATCTGGCCTCGGCTGGGGAAGCAGGCCGGCGCAGCCTGGACGGCATGCTGGGACCGGTGAATGGCGCGATCGGGGAAATCACCGGCGCGACGTCCGAGCTGGAGGGGCTGCCCTTTGTCGGTCCTGCGATCGGGGCCAAGCTGCAGCGCGTCATGCGCGGGGTGAATGCGGCTCAGGCCAAGGTCGGGCAGGTGGTGGCCACGTACAACACGGCCACCCGGGCGCTGTCGCAGATTGACGAACGCATGGCGGTGCTGAAGGAGCAGGCGGGCAAGGCGGCGACGGCGATCAACAAGATCGCCGGCAAGGCCAGTCCGGCGCTGGCCAACATCGTGCCCACCGGGGCCTTTGCTATGGATTCGACGCCGGCGCCGGAGGCGGTGAAGCCGTTCCCGCACTTGTTGATCATCCAGCCTAAAGACCCCAAGGCGCAGCCGTATTTCTTCAACCTCGACACGGCGGCCTTTGACGAGCTGCGACGCTCGACCGAATTCCGCTGGGCCTCCCAGGAGCGCCTGTCGCGCCGGCCGGCGCAACAAGCCGTGGGCTTGGGCGACGAGAAGATCACGCTCAAGGGCGCGATCTTTCCGGGGTTCAAGGGCGGCCTGAAGCAGCTCGAAACGTTGCGCGCGATCGGCGCGAGGCTTGAACCATTGAGCCTGGTCACGGGCTATGGCGACGTGCTGGGGAACTGGTGCCTCAAGAGCATTGAAGAAGAACAGAGCGCGCTGATGCAGGGTGGCATCCCGCGCAAACAAGGGTTCACGCTGGAGTTTGTGCGCTATGGCGACGACATGCAGAACGTCTGACGGGGATCTGTTGGACACCATCTGTCACAACTACTACGGCCATCTGGTCGGCAGTGTCGAGGCGGTGCTGGATGCCAATC